CAACATTTGTAAGTGGGAGTTTAGTTGTATGTTAAATTGGCAAGGAACTTTAAATATAAAAGCTTTTGATAAAGATGGTAATTTAGTTGATGAAACTAATTTAAAAAATCTTATAACTTCTGCTGGAAAAAACTTACTTGCTGAATCATTAAGAAATAGCACATTAGATTCTGAAATAAAATATGTAGCAATCGGTTCTGACAATACTGCACCAGATACTGCTGATGATACATTAGGTAACGAAACTTTTAGAAAAGCAGTAACCAGTCAAATAGCTGGTGGTACTGGAATTACAATAACTAATCTTTATGTAGCGCCAGAAGAAGCAGTAGGCACAATAGAAGAAATAGGTTTTTTTGCTGGTAGTTCTGCAACTGCAACAACAGATAGTGGAGTATTATTTGCAAGAGTTTTGTATAGTCGTACAAAAACTGCGGTAGAATCGATACAGATAGAGAGGACTGATACTATTGGCTAACGTAGGCGAATACTATACACAACAAACATGGATAGCTGGCGCAACTCCATTGAGCGAAGCTGCACTTAATAATATAGATTCTGGAATTGAAGGTGTACAAAAACAAGGTGTTATCAAAAATGGTACTAATATAGCAGAAGATAAAACGTTAGATACTGGATATAACTATGTGCTAGTAGCGCCAATAACAGTTGATAGCGGAAGTACACTTACAGTAAATGGAGGATTAAGGATTTTATGAGTGAATTAAGCGTAGATACATTATCTGGTTCTAGTGGTGTTATTGTTACCATTAAAACTGGACACACACTTACATTAGTAGAAGATTTAGATGCAGGTACTGCAAAACTTACTAATGTAGGAGAACCAACTGCATCAAGTGATGCTGCAACAAAAAATTATGTTGACACACAATTATTAACATTAGATACATTAGGAGAATTATCTAACGTAACAATTACATCAGTCGCAGATAACGAAGTTTTAGCTTATGATTCTACAAGTTCAGAATGGATTAATCAAACTGCAAGTGAAGCTGGTTTAGCAACTTCTGGAAATTTAACTTCTCATACTTCAGATACAAGTAATCCACATAGCGTAACAGTTGACCAAGCTTTTTCAGCTGGAGTTCCTACTGGCGACCTAAATATTAACAGTAACAAACTTACTAGTGTATCAGACCCAACTGCTGCACAAGATGCTGCAACAAAAGCTTATGTAGATTCACAAGTTCAGTCTAAAGATGATTTGTCAGAACTATCTGGTACATCTGATGATGTAACTGAAGGCACAACAAATTTATATTTTACAAACGAAAGAGTTGATGATAGATTTAATGATTTATTTGCAGCTGGCGATGCTTTAACTGGCAGTTACGATGATGTAAACAATACTTACACATTAGATGTTGCTGGGATAGTTGATGCACAAATAGATGCAGCTGCTGCAATATCTCAATCTAAATTAAGTTTAGCAATAACAGATTCAGAAGTAGATGCAGGCGCAGCTATAGCACAATCTAAATTAGATTTAGCAGTTACTACATCTGAAATAGCAGCTTCAACTTTAGTAATAGAATCAGAAGGTATTAGTTCTAACGATAACGATACAACAATTCCTACAAGTGCAGCAGTCAAAGATTATGTTGATACTGCTGGATTTGCAGATATTGGATTAGTAATAGCATTAGGATAGGAAGGGTAAAATGGCAAATACGTTTAAATCAGTTACATTAGATGCAGGCACATCTATGTCTGACTTGATACCAACAGTTGGCGCAAGCACACAAGTTATAGTCTTAACATGTCGTGCTACTAACGTAGATGGCGCATCAGATGCGACAGTTGATGTAGAAGTTACTGATGGCGCAAGCAAAAATGCTTACATAGCTTATACCATGACAGTTCCAGCAGACAGTTCGCTTGAATTAGCTGGTACTTCTAAACTTGTTTTAGAAACTGGCGATAAGTTACAAGCTTTAGCTTCAGCAACAGGCGATATTGAATTTTTTGTATCTTATTTAGAAATCACATAAAGGTAGCTTATGGCTAAATTTGGATTTTTTGGAAAAAAATTTGAACAATCAAGTTCTGCTAATAGCGGAGTTTTCGCAGTTAATGATGTCGTTGAATTACTAGGTAAAGGTAAATTTAAAAGACAAAACTTCCCATTTGAATATTTAGTTATTGGCGCTGGTGGTAATGGAAATATTGCTGGCGGTGGCGCTGGTGGCGCTTTATCTAATTCTGGTACATCAACAGACCTTCCATTTGGAGAATCAATTACAATAACAGTAGGTGGCGGTGGTTCACAAGCAAGCACTATTGTTAGTTCTACATTAGGCACTATTTCTGCAACTGGTGGCGGTGGCGGTGGTGGAAATAATAATAATGGTGGTTCTGGCGGATGCGGTGGTGGCGCTGGTAGGTATTCATCAAACGTTGCAGGTGTAGGAAACATAGGATTTAACGGCGGTGGCGGCGGAAATGGCGGTGGCGGTTCTGGCGGTGGCGGCATGGGAAGCGCTGGTTCTGGCGGAGATGGCGGTTCTGGCGGTAATGGAACATCTGCATATTCATCATGGGCAACTGCAACTTCATCTGGAGTAGGTGGTCAATATGCTGGCGGTGCTGGTGGCGCTAATAAAAATGCTGGCGGTGGCGCTGGTCGAGCTGGTGGTGGTAATGGAGAAGGTAATTCTGGTAACACACCAAGAAATTCAGGCGCAGCTAATTCTGGTTCTGGCGGTGGTGGATGTTGGTATTGTGGTGGCGGTTCTGGCAATGGTGGTTCTGGTATATGTTTAATAAGATACCCAGATAGCGTAGGCGCAGCTAGTTCTACAACTGGTACTCCAACACAATATACAACTGGTGGATATATTTATTATAAATTTACAGGTTCTGGAAGCATAACAGTATAATGGCACATTTCGCAGAACTAGAAAATAATATTGTTGTAAGGGTAATTGTTGTTAATAATGATGTCATTGAAGTTAATGGCGTTGAAAACGAACAAACTGGAATTGATTTTTGTAAATCTTTATATGGTCAAGAAACTACATGGATTCAATGTTCTTATAACAATAGTTTTAGGAACGTATATCCTACTAATGGAAGTCAATACGATGAAGAAAATGATGTTTTTATACTGCCACAACCATACCCAAGCTGGTCTTTAGATAGCGTTTTTAATTGGCAACCACCAGTACCTTATCCTACCGAAATAAAAGATAATCAATATATTTGGGATGAAGATACTTTATCATGGGTAGAAGCTAGTATATAATTATATAATACAAAAAAATAGAGCGGTTTATGAATATAGAAATCATACCATTAAAAAAAGAATACGAATATTTTATTAATAGATTTCCACCAGTTCTTAGTAATAAATTTTTACCAGAGTGGTACAAACAAGCAAAAATTAATACAAAGGGTACACATTGGGTACATGAAACAAATAATAATTTAGAAAGTCCAATAACTGCTAAAAGTTGTCCAGCAATTCAAGATACAGTAGCTGAAGGAATAATAATACCATTATGGGGAGATTTAAAATTATACACAGAACCATTATCAGAAGATAATGCAGATGTTGGCGGTATGCAGTATTGGGATATGACAAGTAGATTTGCAGTCAATGAAGATTTAGAACCTAATCACTTGTATTATCACAGTAAACAACAAATTGACAATATGCCATTAGGTTTAACAAAAGATAACAGATTAATGAAAATAGGTTTACCTTATAAAATTGTTGTACCAGAAGGATATAATATTTATTATACTGACCCATTTTATCATTTTAGAAACGACATAAGAATTATGAGTGGTATTGTTGAAGCGGATAAATGGGGTTATATTACATTTCCATTTTCAATACTTAATGATAATTTTACTATACCAGCTGGTACACCTTTAGTACAATGCTTTATATACAAAAGAAACGAAGAAAAAATAAATTTAACAGTTAGAAATGGTAACGAAGAAGAATATAAAAACATTAGTTATGAAATTTCTGATGTAATGGTTACTGGAAAAAATTATAAAACTAAAAAATACTAATTTTAAACACTAATTGTTAATCTAATGATTTATTTTATGTGTTATCATATTTAAACAATGGTAGATAAATCAAACGAATATGGATATGTTCCTTCAAGTCCTACACAAGCTAAAGGTGCTAATACAGGTATCTTTGAAGTTAATGATGTAACTGATTTATTACTTGCAGGACAATGGATAACACAAACTGAACCAGACAATCTTAACTTAATTTATGAATATACTTTTACAGGTAGTGAAAGTGCAGTAACAATTTTATCTACTGATATTGATAGTTCAGTTTATAGAACTTTATATATAGTTGGGGATTTAGAGGGTACTAGTATGACTTCTATGTCTTTTAATGTTAGTCAAGATGATTTCTCAACTA